TCGACGACGCCTGCCAGGATGTCCAGACCGTGCTTCACGGCCAGTCCAGAGCGAGGTGCAATACGACCATAAGTCCCGCTTGGGAGCTTTTGAAGTCCGATTCCGGTGGATACAACGACGCGCTGACCCGGGAAAACAACGTAGTGCTCCACACTGTAAAGGTCGAAACCGGCTGCGTCTGCTGACCCGCGCGAGGGCAGGGTGGCTGTGGGCTGAAGGCGGACAACTTCCATTCTGGAATGTCAACGCGCATCGTCTTTATTAGTACAGACAGACATTGTCTTTAGCGCATTCGAACCTGAACACGAAAAATGCTATTTGGTCCATGGTTTGAGGAAGACCTGTTGCTCCATCCAAAAATGTAAATGTAAGCGTCTTGATTTGACGAATAGGATTGATATATTCAATATCTGTTGGAAAATCATTTCCCATTGTCCATATAACACGGAAATCACTTCCAGCTGATGTGACGTTAGATGTCGGGATGGATACAAATGCACGATCGACCAAGCCCCTGTTTGCAATTTGCGTCGCAACGCCTACATTTGAAGTCGTTCGACCAACACCAACATTGTAAGCTGGACCGGCACGGCTAATAAACTTTGATGTGAGTTCTTCAACATATACATGGCATATTGCATTGCTGAACTGCTGATGCATGCTTGCCATGATAAGTTCCGCCTTGACGACGTTGCGAAGTGGAACATCCAGAAAAGCCTGGAATGTAGAATAATTCCCAGAAACACCGAAGGAATCGACACGAACCGTGTATACCTCACGGTCTGCACAGTTGGCACTCATTAGTATTGAACCAGAATAAAATTTCAAACAAATTTCGACAGGACGAGTATCGTCGCCAAGACTATATTCATAGTTGAAATTGTGATTGTGTCCTGGAACACGTGGACAACCTCCGCCACGTTCAGTTGAGCGTGATGGAAGGCTATATCATTCAAAGCATCTGGTACGAGACCGAGCGTCGCTCCCCGTACCACATGTTTCTGAATCCGAGACCCGGACCGAATCGTCTGTTGAACAACCGGATGACGACTCACGCGTCGCATAACGACACGTGTCTGTATGCATGGCTTGTTCATACTCTAACGTCGCTTGATATTTTTAATTAGCATTTCCGCGTTGCGTTTTGCGCCGCTTACGTCACGTTTTTTGATACGCCGGATCAAGTTTCGTACGAGACTGACGTTTTTAGGGGCGAGGTTCTGAAGTGCCCCGAGACGTGAAACATCCTTTTGACCCTTTTCGGGATTGTTCCCCGTGAGTGGATTCCGTGGTTTGACACCTGGGTACAGGAAAGAACCGGCAAGCACGACGAGCACCGAGTCGTACAGTTTCTTGAGGCGCTCGATGGGCAACCCGTACATGCGTGAATACACAGGGTGAATATCATCGTGACTCGACCCCGGGACGTACGCCAGAGTTGAATCGACAAAATCCATTGGTTCACCAGTTGGAAATTGAATTCGGAACTGTGTCACTTGATAGATTGTCTTGCCCGTCGCAGGAAGGACTTTAATGTCCGGTACAAAATCGCTGACGATGAGTCTCGCGTTTGTGCGTGTGTACGTTCGGTTGAGCCATGCGATAAACCCAGTGACGTGTTTGTACATGATAGACTTCATAAGCAGTGCACGTCGCTTTGCCTCTCGCTGACCCAACCGTTTCGATACGGCAAATGTAAAATCAAAATCGCGCGTGTCAGTCACCTTCTTGGGTGCCTGTTTTCCTCGCGCCTCGAGATATAGCTTGACACCCATACCACCACCGAGTTCAGGCACAAACAGGTTTCTGTAAACACGTAGGAGGGCGCGATTTCTGCGACAGTACTTGATGAACAGCTGTGGAAGTTCTCTGACGACGGACACACGGGACAGGACCGGTGCGCGTTCGACACCTGGGCGAATCAGGGTTCGACCGGCGTTACACAGCATAATCTCGGCTGGAAAGAGCCCACCCTGGAACCCCGTTCGTTTGGGTGGTGCGTAAAACCCGTCGTAGCCATTCTTTGTGAGGTACTCTGTGCTCAGGCGTCCAAACACATCCGCGTTGACGCTTGTCACCGAAAGGCGTTCGCCGCGATTCATCGGACGTGCGAGAAACCTCTGTGGCGCCCTGCGCCCCGTGATGTTTTCATAGACCTTTGTCTGCTGACCCCGTGTGACGTTTGTGCCGAGCGCAAACCGAAGTCCGAGGATTGTATTCCTGGACAGTTTTGGAAAAATGCGCTTGACGTTTGTGTGTGTCAACAAAAACAGACGCAGTGATTTCTTTGCGACGAAGGGGCACGCCGTTTTCGTGTTTGAGTACGAACGCGCCAAACGGGCGCTCTGGGTCACGAAAAACGTACGTGTATCTTTGAGCAGGGACTGACACCCTGTCGTGCGGTTACCAAACCCTTTGTAGAGGCGCGTCCCCGCTGGAAGGACCACGTCAGTCATCTAATTCAAGCAAACATCTTTTTTGGCTTTAAAGGAGATGCTCTCATGGTATGTAATGTCTCAGCCACCGTGTATATTCCTGTCGACGCCGTGTTACGGCGGCTTGTGTCTCCAGGAGTACGCCGAGTCCATCCTGAAACTCCAGCGACTCTGTGCACAGTATGGCGTTCAGCTCATGCTCGACACGACCGAGAATGAGTCCCTGGTCCATCGCGCTCGAAACATTTCAGTCGCGCGGTTCATGCAAAAGTCAGCCGCGACTCATTTCTTGTTCATTGACGCCGACGTTCAATTCGAGGCTGAGTCTGTCATACGCCTCTTGGCGTCTGGTCATGACGTGTCATGTGCCGTGTACCCCAAGAAGGTGATTATGTGGGACCAAGCGGCGCAGGCTATCGACGCCGGCAAGGATCTCAACAAGGCGGCTGCGGCACTCGTCATGAATTTCAAATACCAAAATTCCCAAATCGTAAACGGATTCGTCGAGGTGCTTGATGGTCCCACTGGGTTCCTCATGATTAAGCGTGACGTCATCGAACGCATGTATGCGCATTACCCGGAACTCAACTGTAAGAATGATCATCAGAATCGCGATTTTGAGGATTACTGTGCCGTTTTTGATTGTATGATCGACCCCCAGAATCGCCGCTACCTTTCAGAGGATTACGCATTCTGTCGTCGTTGGCAACAGATGGATGGTAAGATTTTTGCAGACGTCACGACAACCCTGGGACACATCGGAAACCTACGGTTCCACGGCAAACTGGAGGATCGTTTAAGCTCACTGGTCACGAAGTGACCAGTGATCGCCGGTGGACAACGGGCTGCATCGCTACGCGGCGAAGAACCCCTCCGCCTATTTGAATGAGTGCGCGGCGACGAAAGGACTAAAGAGTCAGACCGACTCTTGAACAAGCATGTACGTCGTATGCGTGACTCGGAATAAATCAATATCNGTGACGACGCTTCATTCGCTGATGACACTTGGTATGTATGGTGCTCAGCGACAAGTTCCTATCGAGTACATGTTCGTCGAGGGTCTCGACGCGCTCCCCAAGTTGGTCAAGTCTGGTGAGCGTATCCTATGGTTTGACTATGGAACCAACCTCGATCAGGAATCTATTCCCCGGGTACTTGATCCCATGGAGAAGGATATTCGGGTCGTCGTGTTTCCTGCCGTCGTCGAGGGCGTAGACTGGGACATGTTCCGCAAAAAGACGGTTGAAGGGTCGACGGAGCCGATTCATCAACGCGCGCTCAGGTTCGATACCGATGTAGCAAAAAAGGTGGTTGGTACGAATTTGTACGACGTTGTCAAGACGTCTGCGCGCGTTTGGGTGATGGATTCGAAACCCATCGACAAGAAGCTCAAGAGCATCCAGAAAAACCTGTCATGTGACTCCTATGAGAATATGTTTGCTCAACTGAAATCAAACAACATACGAGTGGTAGCTCTACCATCTGCGACTGTTATACGCCACTTTACACACAAGTGCCTAGGAAACATTCTAGAAATGCCGGGTGTCATGATGAAACCTTGAAGCCGGCTCCGCGACTTGCCAGTGAAACTGCTTAAAGTTCAGAGCCTAATTATAAACATGTACGAAGATGAAATACGTCAGTATATTCATCGGGTGTGGGAATCCATGGATCCGTCATGGTTTCCCGGACCTCAGCCCATTTCTATAGAGCGAAAACATTTCAAGGTACTCAAGTCTCAACCGTACGTCGTGTGTGAAAAGACGGATGGCGTGCGTCACATGCTTGTATGTTTCGAGGCGTCGGACGAGAAGAAGATTTGTGTACTTGTCGACAGGGCGTTCCACGTCACGTATACAACACTGACGGTTCCACGTGAAACTGTACTAGACGGCGAATTGATGGATGGAGTTTTTTACGTCTACGACGCTGTTCGTATCAAGGGTGAAGACATTCGTAAAATGATGCTGACAGAACGGCTCACGCGTGCCAAGACGGTGGTCAAGTCTATCCTCAAACAGCCAAAGTTGCAGGTGAAGGTGAAGGAGATGTTGCCTCTGAGTGAAGTGAGTAAGATTCAACTTGGTGAAAAGACGGATGGTATCATCTTCACACCGATTGAGGAGCCTGTTCGGATTGGGACACANGAGACNCTGTTCAAATGGAAGCCGAGACATCTCATTACGATTGATTTCATGGTGATGAACGGGAAGGATCTCTGTATCCAGGAACGTGGAGCCCCGCGTAAAGAGGCGGAGTTGAATATGAAGACGCGACCGTATGCCCCAGGAACGATACTCGAGTGCGACTACCAAGAATTGGGGTGGACACCAGTCAAGGAGCGCCCAGACAAGACGCATCCGAACAATCGTCGGACGTATGATCGGACAATTGTCAACTTGCGAGAGGACATTAAGCTCGGTGAATTTTATTCTTTGTAATTAAGAAATGTCCGACGTTGCTAAATTTTACATTGTTCCCGCCGCCCTTTATGCCGTAGTCGCCAGCCCCATGACCTACCAGGCGACCAGTAAGGTGTTCGGCAGCTGGGTTGCTACCCAGGATGGCCTTGCCAAGACGGGTGGTTTGATTCTGCACGCCATCGTCTTTATCTTGCTGGCGGCGCTCGCCATGCGTTACTTCCCAAGCAAGCGCTCTGGATACGGCCACGATGGTATGAACTAGACGTCATACTCACGCTTTGAAATCTCAGTTCGCTCCGTATCTGAAGGCGGAGGAATCTGATTGTGAAGTGCACGCGTCAGATCATTCACCTCATCCCACGCGATGCGGCACTCAGGCGTATCCTCAAAATTCGTGCACAGGTTCTGGGCGTGTTCAATCGCCTGTTTCAGTTTATACCGAATCTGACCCTTCTTGCGCGAGGGCTGTGCAGTGCACACAACCGGAGACAAGCCGCGGAGCGGCTTGGCGACAAAGACGAGCATCATTTAGTACATAAAAGTCTTGAGGCTTTAGTACACAATGTCAAGAGGATTGCTCAACGTCGGAAACACGTGCTACTTCAATTCGGCAGTACAGTGCCTAGCACATGTTCCAACACTCACGAATCGGTTTCTCCGCGAAGGTCCCTACGACGGACCTTGCGAAGTGACTCGTGCGTATTCTCACCTGGTTCGCCAGATGTGGTCCCGAAAAGAGACGGATCCTCTCGATCCACGTGAACTGATCGATGCGTTCCGATCCAAATGTACAGATTTTACACCTTTGCAACAACACGATGCCCACGAGGCTGTTTTAGCACTCATGGATGCACTCGAAAAGTCCCTCGGACTCGACTATATGAAACCCATCTTTTACGGAAAAGAGGAACAGGTGGTTGTATTTCCCGGTGGAACATCATCACGGACGACAGATTTTTGTTCTCTCTTTGTTGATTCACCGGAGCACCTTCAAAAGTATGACAAGTATCACATTCTAAGTGACTATGTCGACGACTCTGGTAAAAAATACAACGCGGCGGCGATGCAGACGGTCATCCGAGAGACTGGTGATTGCCTGTCTGTCATTTTCACACAAAAGTGTCCAGTTGAAATTGTGCCAGACACGTACCACGGTATGAAGCTCTTTGTGATTGTCGCTCACTGGGGAATGTTCCGTGGAGGACACTATGCCGTCTACGTCAAACACAAGGGTAAGTGGCGGCTCGCGGATGATGACACATCAACGATAGTCGATGCACCCGACGGAAGAACGATGTGCTCGATGGCGTGGTACAAAAAGATCCGGCAAACAAGTCCTTCCGACTTGTCCTAAAAAATACGTGTTGTACCCGTCAGTAGCTGATTCGAGAAGAGATGTTCATTACAAAAAATGGAGTGCTCGGTGTGCTATGAGACTGGACCGTGCCGCAAGTTGTGCTGCGGACACGAATTTTGCTCGGGATGTATAAAGAGCTGGTATCTCAAAGGCACTGGCACTGGGTGTCCCATGTGCCGGCGACCAATATACTTCAGAGGGTTTCACAAACTGAAGGATCAGTGGAACGAGGATGCGTGTGAGACGCGGTGTTCTGAAATTTTTGAACAATCGATCGAAGACGCTATGGAAAACATGCAAGACATGTTGAATATATGGCCCCAAGAGTTTCACGCTTTTTTCAAGAGAACCACGATGCGAGAGTTGAAAAAGAATGAACTGATGTTTTCATGTTTGAAGGAGGGTGGTTTCGATGCAGAGGAGATTGACTACCTGCTCAACGAGACGGACTTTTACTTTACAAAACCGTTTGGTTGCTACGTTCCCAAGACTCCTCGACGTGAAAAGGTGCCGTATAAGACCGTTATGCATAAAGCCAGGCGTTTCAAGAAGAACAACGTACGATGAATAGTTTAATATGGAGAAACCTTCCTTGTGAAATCATACGCGCAATTTTCTTTTTGTCTGACCCGAGCATAGATACTCGTCTTTATTTTAAGATTCCTCCCGGTAAGCTAAGNGAACAACGTAGTTGGAGACTGTGGTATCTGCTCAAATCTCATGACGGTCTTATTTACAATCTCGAAACACAAACNTTGCACATTTTTAGAATTCCAGGGAGNCATATNATTCGAGGNCCTGTTGAATGTAATATAATAGACGAGTGGATGACTGTTTTTAACGAAACTGGAAAATATCATTCACTTGAGACATATTCCAGGAACGGGGATTATATGTGTACACCATCAGATACCGTATTTTATACAGAGATGCGCGTGCTTTTGAAGGGTTCTGGGATTTAGTCCAAGTCGCGAAGCGAGTTGTTCGCCGGCGTCGGACGGACGACGGCCTTTTCACCTGCGGTGAAAAGGCTTTTTACACCATAATCTTGCAAATGTCTGAAATCTTGTAGACGATGTTAAACACCTGGTGTCTATCCGCTGCATTCACTGGCGGGTTCAGAATCTCGAGCTCAATCTGGTACTCGGTCGCCTCCTCGGAATCCTTGTCATCTGCGTCGCCGCTCACCTCGGACAGGTCAATCGAAAGACCCTTGCGTACGAACGAGTACCGCTTACGCTTCTTGACTCGCGTAAAGTTCTCTTCAGTGTCAGCCTCGCGGTCATACGGCACCTCTGACGAAATACCCAGCCGCGCGTCCACTAGATATCCATCGAGTACCTGGTCCTTCACAAGCAAGCGCTTCTTGACGACGCATGACTCCATCTCATCCGTAACGTCATTCATGACGACACGCTTTCCAGCCGCAGTATCCACGTATACAGTTGACTGACTCTCCTTGGTGGATTCCCACCCCTCGTATTTCCGAAGACGACGAAGTACCTTTTCAAACGTGGCTTGACCGACATTCGTATCAAACGTGCCGCGATTCACCTTGCCCAGCCGAATCTCAATCTCGACATTCGGCTGGTCCTTGTACTCATCGATAGTACTCTCCCACGCGGTGAACAGAGTAGTCATGGTTTCCATTACAGTGTTTGTGATTGTATCGTTTAGACCTTCGGTCCACGAGGAAGATCCTAGACGTCGAAATCAGTTCCCACGCAATTTTCCTCAATCGTGTCGATACCGTGGATGAAACGTTGGTTTGCATACGCCTTGCCCCGGTATGTTGCTGATCCTTGCCGGACATCAATTTCTCGAGACGAAAACGGACCCGCGTAAATGTCTTCGTTGAACTTGCATCGTCCGAGCACATTCTCTTGGCAATGTTGGTTGAAAATCTGGACAAACAACTTCTGTGGGATACACTTGTCTGGTCCGTACAACACCTTGTCGCTCGCCAAAAAGTTTTGCAGTGGGTTGGTCACCGTCGCCACCTGTGCCTGCACAGACTTGAAGTACGGCGGCAAAACACCCCAAATGTCCTTCTTCGAATACTTGCCTGCGTAGTCGAGGTATGCTCGAATGCACTTGCACAGAATCGTCGGAATCTCCGCCTCGAGCTTCCCATCAAGCTGCGGGTCGGGCTCAGACACCTGGCGTGCAAAGTTCCACGTCACGAGACGACGAAGCACAGACCCCGAGTTGTCGCGGTAGTTTGGCACCTCGTTACCACCGAGGATACCAGGCACGTTCCACGTCATCGACAACGCCTTTTCATTCTTGCGTGCGATGGACACATCCTCACCTGAAACCAACGATTGAAACTCCGCCTGCTCGAGCGCCAAGTCACCCTTGACCTCTGGACTGATGAACATGAACCCGTCGTGAATAGACCAGAGACCAAACTTTTTCTCGATGTTGTTTGACAGCGTCCGAACATCCTCCGAGTCGTAGAATCGCTTACACACCTTGGTGATGATGGTTGACTTGCCAGACCCGGCGATACCCTTGAGAAAGGGAATCACTTGCCATGCATCCATGTCGTTTGTATCAAAACACAGACGACCGATGAANACNTACATCCACTCCATCACCTCCTTCGAGAAGCGTTGGTACTCCATGACGCGCTGAATCACNGGCGTGCTGATATCATGCCAGTTCTCAGTCGCCATGTTCTGCTCGGGAAACTCCTGGTCGAAAAACTTGCAGCTCACAACCGTCGGATCCAGGTGTGCAATGTCCTGTGAACCGTACGGGTAAAACTTGGACGTATATGCATCCTTACACCACTCCTTGCCAACGTAGATACCGTTCGTGAACGACCACACAGTCCTGTTCTTCTGAATCTCAGGAAACTGAATGTCACGACACATCGACAAGTGAGTCACCGTGTCCCGAACGATGCCACCCTTGCTCGTCAGGTTACGCCACATGTCATACTTGTCCTCCTTTTGTGTATAGAAATACACAAACTCCTTAATCTCCATGACTGGCTTCCATGCACGAGTCAGGTGACCGTTCGTCGTCTCAATTTGTTTACAACACTGCCCCTTGTACCTCTTCATTTTTTGGGTATACGTCTTGTTCAGGAGGTACAGAAGCAGCCTCTGGTACGGGCTGGCTTCATCCTCCTCGTCTGGGGAGTCCATTGTCTTGCAGCGGAAAAGCGAAGAATCCATATCACCAGCCATCGGGGCGACTGTCGGGCTGTTGATTCTTTCAAATGACCGGACGTACCGGAAAATGATTTCGTAGGCGTCGTCGGCTGTTTCGATGAGTCGCATCAGGCGGTGCGCGATGCGAAACTCATCACCATTGACATCCTCGGAAGATTTATCCTTGATTCCCAGTTCGCTCGAACGATGATACAGCTCGGAGAAGAGGTTCACCAGGCGACGCTTCTGTTCCTGAATCCGCTCCAGGTCTACATTCTGGGGCATACCATTCGGGTCCAGCTCGTCATCCCGGAAGAATTGTCTAAATCCATTGGTGAGCGGTGCAAACCGGTCACCTTTACAGGTGAGACCCATCTTTTCCTCGAGTTGACCGATAAAATGTTCAAGACGTTCTGGGACGAGACTTGACACCTCAGAACGCATGACTTCCATACGAATTTCGTGCGCATGTTCTGCTGGTTGGTCCCGGGCGAGTGTGTGAACATCAGCCGGGACCATCATAGTACAAGAGCGTTATATTTTTTTAAGAGACCAGACCCCGTCTCCACCGAATGTTCAGTACGTATTGTACTTTCTGTGACTTCTCAGATACGTCAGTTCATTGACCGGTCCAACCCGCCTGGGAAAAGCCATCTCGAACGCGGCACGACGGGTGTTCGGAACACCAGGACGGGCGCTCAGAGCCCACAGCGCCATCACCTTCCGTTTGCGCATGATCTTTGGAAGAGCCTCACGCCAACGCCTCTGAATAACCGTCGCCGCAACAGCCTTTTGTCTGATTGCAGCGAGCTCTTTCGCCATATTATTGAGTTTGTTGTAGGCGTTAGTAATGTTCTGGCGCTTATTCGGATTGAATTCAAAGTACACACGGACGCCGTGTACCCAAGAACCACCGCGAGTAAGGTTCTGGTTGTCGTTGCTGAACGCATTGTTAAAGTGTGTGTATACCTGCTGGTACGTGGGTGCATTGTGTTTCCTGACTTCGTTCGTACGTCTCATTTTACCTCTATTTGCACGCTGAAGACTGTTATGGACCGCACGCCATTTGGTCATTGTGTTCTCCAGCGAAGCCACCATGGTATTATATAGTCAGGAAATTATGCAGGCGCGGCAATGTACTGTGGGGCGACCGTCTTCATGTTGGACACGGCAGACAGCAGCTTCACCAGGATGAGGTTCTGCTTCTCCAGCTGCTTGACAATCGCCTCGGTCGCATCCTTCATGCCAGCCAGGGAGGTGGCGATCGTCTCGCCGTCGTCGGTCGCCAGGAAGCTGGCAAGAGCCTCCATGGGATCCATCATCTCGTCAAACTCATCCTCGCCCTCGGCGTCCAGGTCAATGTCTGGGTTCTCATCATGGTCAGCCATATGTACTATTACTGGGACAAAAATGTTTATGTCCTGAGGCGCGCGGTCTGGTCCGCCCCGCGTCCGAAATTATTTTCTTGGCTAATGTCAAAATGGCGGGTGGACTTATGCAGCTTGTTGCTTACGGCGCTCAGGACGTTTACCTCACCGGTAACCCCAAGGTGACTTTCTTCCAGGCGGTGTACAAGCGTCACACCAACTTTGCGATGGAGCTGATCCAGCAGACCACCAACGGTTCCCCCAGCAGCAGCGGTCGCGTGTCCGTGACCATTGCCCGCAACGGTGACCTGGTCGGCAACATGCACGTGTGCCTGACCCCCACGTCCAACATTCTGACCTCCAACAACAACGTGTTCGACACCAACTGGGTGGCTGAGCGCGCCATTGCCGCAGTTGAGCTGACCATCGGTGGCCAGCGCATCGACAAGCACTACCAGACCTGGTGGCGCCTGTACGCCGAGGTGTTCCTGAACGAGTCCGACAAGTACGCCTGGGGCAAGATGACCACTCAGTCCAACCCCACAGCGACTGGCACGACTGCCCTGTCCTTCTCCAAGGTGTACCTGCCTCTGCTGTTCTTCTTCAACCGCAACCCCGGCCTGTACCTGCCCCTGATCGCCCTGCAGTACCACGAGGTGCGCCTGG